GCTTTTGTTTCAGCTTGGCGGCGGCGACCTTCCTGCAGCGTGACCTGCGGGTTATTTGGGTTCAGTTCTTCGATGAGCTTGCGGAGTTCGCTATCGGCGTTTTTCCAAGAGCTTGCCGAAATGACGCCAGTGCCGAACTCGTTGTCCAGCAGCCTGACTTGCCGCAACACCTGATCAATGTCGCGTTCCTCTAAACCCGGTGCGTTGTTTGCGACAAGGCGCGTTTTGCCGGCTGCGTTAGTTTTAACGTCAACGTCCATGATGGACATTGCTTCTTCTTCAAGGCCACGGCCCACGTCTACGGTTTTGCCGTCGAACAGTTTGTTGTATGCGCGTTCGACTGCGCCTTTTACGGAGTTGAACGCTGCCAAACCGCTTGACGTGTCTTCTAATGTTTCGCCGATAGGGTCGGTGATTGACCGCGCGACAACGCCCGCAGCCTGCGCTGCTGTTTCGTCCGCACGATCCCGAAACACGCCGCCGATGAATGGCGCTTGACGCAGGCCGCCCATGACGGCTTTTGCACCGCGTCCCAGCATTTCAGGCGTTTCGGGCATGCCGCGTTCCATCAACCGCCGCCCAGCAGCAGTAATGCGTGGCGTCACTGTCTCGCCGAGGCCGCCAAGCACGCCGCCTGCTGCCGCGCCGAACGCAGCCCCAGGTGCGCGTTGCAGTGCGTCGCCTTCGCCGGTCAGGAAGCCGCCCATTGCGCCATCAGTGACGCCGGCGGCAATGCTACGCTGTAGCGCGGTGCCACCGCCCTTGCCCCGCATAAGCGCTGCCTGCGCAATCGTGGTCGGGATGCTGCCTGCAATTTCGCCAGCAATGTAGCCTAGTGGTGAGGCTTCATAAGCGCGGGCGACGTCATCGCGGCGGCGGGCAATAATGTCTTTAGCGGGCTTGTTGCGGATGAACGCTTCAGCGCGGCCGAACAGTTCGTCGGAGCCGCCACGGGTCAGACCCTGCGTTACAGACGCTAGTACGTCCTGCGCGCGGAGTTCAGGCTTGGGGGTGCGTCGCGCTTGCGGCGTTGCATTATCGCGCAAAAACGACCGTACAGCAGCATCAGCTTCAGCCTGACTGCCGACCTTGCTTTTCGGAATTGTGTAGACAGAGCCGTCAACGACGACGCGATATTTTTCCACCTACTGAACCTCCAGCTCAATGCCTAGATCGTTAGGCGGCAATGGCGCTGATTGCGGGGTCCACACGGTCGGGATGAAGTTCGTGTCTGCGCCGTAGCGGACGCCACCAGCAAGCACGTCATCGCTAAAGTTGATGCCGCTTTCGACCATCAGTTTCTTGTATGCGAGGCCGCCGGTGTTTGCGAAGTCTTGCAGCTTGCCGCGACGCGCAGCGGCTGCAACAGCGTTGCTTCGGTCCACGCCCTTGCCGCCGAACAGCAGATCATTTCGGAAGCCATAGTCGCGGTCAACGTCTCGTTGTTCGGCAACGCTAATCGCTGCGCCGGATTCCTTACGCAGCACTGCACGGCTGAATTCTGACTTCAGGCGATTGTATTCATTGCGGTTGCCGACATCTATGCTCCACCCTTTGCTCGGATCGAAATACAGCTGTTCAAGCCGCTCCATCTGCGGGATGACTTGAGCCAGCACGTAGGCAAAACCAGCCGCTTCAGTTTGCGATTGCGTAAAGTTGCCAGTCGCAATTTTTGTCGCGATTTGTTCGCGAGAGCCAGCCGGCACGTCTCCTGCGCCGTACCTTGCAAGGTATTCCTCAACGGCAACGCCGCCGCTGTCTTTTTTGAACGACTCTTTTACCTGGCTGCGGATTTGATCGTCGCTCAACAGCGCCAGTTCGTCTGCCGGGATGCCCGTCACTTGTGACGACTGCGCAATCAACGAAGTGCGCGCTTCATTTTCCGCTTGTTGTTCCTGTCGCAACAGCTGCATTTGCGCAATGGCATCGACGTTCCCGCTATCTGCAAACAACCGCAGCAGTTCTTGGTCTTCGGGCGACTGCTTTTGAATAAACGCGTCCACTGCGTCGCGCTGTGCTTTGGCGCTGCGCTTGTCCTCAACCATGTTGTAGGTGTTCATACCCATAGCCATGGCGTCTTCGATGTCAGCACCGCCGAGCAGCGACAGACCAAACGCAATCAGACCCAAAGATTCCGGCGAGAACTTTTTACGTTCCCGTTCGTTGAGTGGCTTCGGTGGTCCGCTGCGGGTTGATGCTTCCTGCACAACGCCAGCGGTCATGTCTGCTACGGCCAACGCGGCGTCAGGTTCGCCCATAAGGCCCAAGGTGCGCGCTTTGCTTGCCGCTGCGTCTCTGTTCACAGCGCCGGGGATGCGGCCAGTGCGGTCGCTAATACCGCCAGCACCGCCGCCGCCGCCGCCGCCAAAACCGTCAAGCGGTGGCAGTACTTCCTGCGGTGCCGTGATGCCTAAAGCCGCTGCGTTGCGGCGTGCGGTTTCGCCCGTGCCACGGGTCAGGTTTTCCATGCTGGGGTTGCTTAGGAAGTCGCCTGCTGCGCGGCCCATGTTACCGACCGCGCCGAGTAGGTCGCTGCCGCTCTCTATGATCGGCCCTACTGTTGCGTTGCCGATTGCGCCCATAACGCCGCCAAAGGTCGGTGCTTGTATCCCTGCGTTTGCGAACCGCTCTTGCAGTGGCAGGCCGCCGCGTCCTTGCGTTTGCAGCGTCGCTACCTGCCGCGCTGGTGCGGGCTGCCCGGTTTCTATGCCCATCATCGTGTCAAGCAAGCGCTGCTGTTCTGCTGCCGGCAGTGCGCCGACGCGGTCGCCGAGGTTGAACCCAGCGCCTTGCACCATGCCAGGATACAGCCGGTTTGTGTTGTTCGGGTCGTTGGCAGCGCCGGCCGGCGCGTAGGTGCTGAGCATGTCGCCGATGCTGCTGTCCGCGTTGCGCTGCAGCACGAAGTTCGCCATGGCGCGTTGCCCGGTCTGTGCGTCGGGGAACACGTAATTCCCGCCGTGGTCTACTGCGACAGCGCCCTGCCGTAGCGCGCCTTGCAGCGTGCCGGTCAGGTTTCCGGGGTTGTTGTTGCGGATGCCGCGAGACCCAGCGCGACGTTCCGTGGTGCCGTCGCTGTACTGAACAATCGTAAAGCCGTCGCCGGAATCCACGACGCCGGTTACGGTGCGCGGCTGGCGCTGGGACGTGGTGACGACGTTGCTCATGTCAAACGCCGGCTCGACGTAGATCGGGGTAACAATGGGGTTGTAGCCGAAGATGTCCATGGTTTAGCTCATCCCCATGTAAGCGCCGATGCCCGTGGCAGCGAGGCCCGCCACAGTGTTGAACATGCCCTGGTCGCCGTAGGACTCCTGACCGATGAACGGCTGCCCCAGCTGGCTCGCCATAACCATGTTGTTGTAGCGCTGCTGGTTGGCTTGGTTGAGCAGCTGCGCGTACTGCAGTTGCGCGTTGTACTGCGCTTGCTGCTGTGCCTGCTGCTGCGCGCCGATCTGTGCCAGCAGACCCATGTTCGCCATGTCCATCTGCTGCATGGTCGGTGCGAGCATTGCTTGCTGCCGAGAAGCGTTGGTCAGTTGACCAGCGATACCTGCGTCGCGGGCGATGTCGTTGGACTGGAACCCTGCAGACGACTGCGCCAGCCCAGCGTCGCGGTTTAGTGCGTTGTTCTGCATCTGCGCGGCGAACTGGTTGGCGTTGAGGTCGCGGCCGATAGCAGCGTCTTCGAACCCAGCGATTTGCCCCTGCAGTGCCGCGTCGCGCGCCAGTGCTGCTTGGCCGATGCTTGCCAGCATCCCCTGCCCCTGCAGCTGCCGGCCGAAGTTCGTTGCCATAATTGCGGCGCGGCGGTCGGCCAGCGACGCGTCCATCGCGCGGTCTTGGTTGAACGCCTGACCCAGCAGGCCGGCGGCTTGCAGTTGCCGTGCTGCGTCGGTCTGCGCTGCCTGCTGCAAGATAGGTGCAGACGCGGCGGTCACACCCCGAGCCGCCGCGTCTGCAAACGCGGCGCTGCCGAGACGGCCGCTGCCAGCGTAGAGGTTCGACACGTTTTGCAGCGCGCGGTCAGTGGCGTCGTTGATCTGCGTTTCGAGGTACGGGGTTACTTCGCGGGTCGTAAAATCCTGGTAGATGTCGCGGGCGACGTTTTGCTGGCCCATGAGCGCGCCAAGTTCGTCGGTGCTGACGGACTGCGCAGCTGCGTCTTGCAGGCCGCTGGTGTCGATGCGCTCGCCGACAAGACCTTGTAGCCCAGACATGTCAGCGCGGCGGCCGACCATACCGAGCACGCCGCCGAGGTTGGCCCGTTGCCCGATCAGCCGGTCGATGCCGCTGGTGTCCACAGTGCGGCCGAGCTGGTCTTCTAGTGCGCTGGTGTCGATCTCTGGGGCGCGGCGGTTCATTGCCTGCTGCGCGTAGTTGCGGGCAGTGTTAAAAAACGCGGTCTGGTCTTGGTTGATCGGCGCAACGCGCGGCTGCACCACCACGGGCCGGTACTGGTTTGCCATGCCCATGGTGCTCTGCGTCTGATTCTGCACGAACGCAGGAGCGGTGCGGGTCAAACCGCTAGTTTTTTCGGTGCTGAACAGGCCGCCAAACGGTTGGAAACGGCCGGTTCGCTTGTTACGGAAGCTCATTAGAGATCCTTGTAGTAAGCGTGATACGCAAGCCGCCAGCTGTAGTCGCGGAGTACTCGGCCCCATGCAGCACGGCCGTAGCCTTCCAGCTGCTGACACCCGAGGCGGCGAGCGTGTTGTTCGATTGTTTGGAGTGCCATCCTTAGCCAGCGACTTAGCTGCGAGCCGCCGACAAGGTCGATGGCGAGAGCGCTGCGTTGCGGGTAGGCAATAATGCGTGTTGTGTACGCGCCAACGATACTACCAGAACCCGTAGCGGAAACAACCCATACCAGCATTTCTCCGGTATTGGCGGCTTCGCGGACGTCATAGATGTCGATCAAGCCTTCGGACTCGTCTACGGCGCGCTGTAGGTGCGGTTCAACGTGCGGCCATACTGCGTCCAGCAAGTCAGGCCGGATCGGCAGTATTTCGTATTTTGTAACGAACGAATTGTTGTTGTTGCGCCGGCGTTTTGAATTTGATCGTGAGACGGCCTTCCGCCTGCTGCGAGATCTTGGCGTCCCGGGTGTCTGCCGTTGTCTTTGCGATTTCGACGCGGCTGGTGGGGGTGATGTCGGGGTCTGAGACATTGATATACGAAGCTCCGGGTATGATCGGGATGCTAACCCAAGACGGCATATACGAGCGTTCCTGCTGCTGCTGTTGCAGACGCAAAAGTCACGACGAACTGGCCGTCGCTGATAGCGACCGTTGCGTCGCGTGCGTCTGTGGAAGTTGGGACCAGCAGCACGGCCGACCCGGCTGTGACTTGCGTGTCCGTTACGGTGGTGGTCGTGTCGCCAAGCAGGTAGCTGTGCGTACCAACGCAGGCCAGCTTGCCGTCGAGGGCTTGGTTAACAGCCGTGGCTACGTCACGCGGCGACCCGCCCTGCGGCGGCAGCTTGTTCGCCTGTAGCGTCATCGGCGGCCCTGCGCGGTAGCGTCGAACGAGAACCCATGCGCTTCGGACCAGTTGCCCGAGGCAAGGAATTTCAGCGCCATGTACCGGCCAGCTTTACGCAACGGGATAATGTTCGCGCTGTTGACCGTAGCGACCTGCCCGAAAATCTGGCTGTCGACCTGTCGCGTTCGTGCCGATACCTGCGCGCGGATTTCTGCGTCGGCCGCGCCGTCGATATGCGGAAACACCGACCGCAGCATGGCGTGCCGTGTTTCGACCGGTTCAAACTCGCCGGTCTGCACGGTTAGCGGCAGCGGCGTGCCGGACAGCGTGGACAGCACCGTGCCGTCAGTTGTGCTCTGCGCCAACGCAAGAATGGACTGACTGCCTTGATATACTGCGCTGTCGAACGAGATGGTCAGGCTGTCGATGCCGCCGCCACGGGTCAGGATTGTAGACGCGGCGCGGTCCTGTACTTCGGTGCCGTCGCGGGCGAAAATCGTGGCAGACGCGTCCGTGTCAAGCGATTCCAGCGTTCGGCCGACCTGCCGTGTGACGCCAACGGTGGTGTGGTCGATGCGGGCCATGCCCCACCGGTCCAGCGTATAGTCGTAGACCAGCAGCGTGTCGTTGCTGTTCGTGTCGGCCGACTTGCTGCCATAGGACCAGACCACAAGGCTGCGCACCGGGTCGATGGTGCACGAAAGGTTTGCCGCGTTGTTGCGGTCGAAGTCGCTGAAAAAGAAATCGTTAATCCGCTGCGCGCCGATGTTCGCGACCTGCCCGCCTGCGTAGCGGTGGAAGCCGTCTTCGCTGAGATAGTACACCTCGTCGGAACTGCGTGCGGCCACGGACCCCGGAAAGTCGCAGCCGAGGTTGCTGACCTTGTCAAACGTAAACACCAGCGGAGCGCCAACGTACTGCATCCGCAGCAAGCCTTCGCGGGTCAAAATAAGCCCATTCTCGCCGCCGACCAAGCCAGTCACCTCCGAGGCATCAGCGATGATCTGGGAATCTGCCTGATTGCTGCCTATCGTCCAGGTGCCGCCATCGTCGATTTGTGACCAGCGCACTTCTGCTTCTGACGTGCTGGTGTTGCCGCAGACCAAGAACCGGCCCACGACTGCAAGGTGTGTCGCGTTCGGTGCGGTCGCTACCGCAGCTGGAGCCGCGAGGCCATCCGCTTGAAAACGCTGCAGCGGAATAGACGAGCCGCCTGCCGCGTAGATGTAGCGCGTGCCGCCAGTCGTGGCGAACTCCGCAAATTGCCAGCGCGGGATGTTCGTGTAGGTCGGGTCGCTGCCGGTGAACTCGGAGAACTTGGACTGCAGCGTGTCGTACTTGAGCAGTCTCGATGCCGTGCCAATATAGGTGCGCGACTCAATCGTTTGGCCCGTGATGTCAACGGTGCTGTAGATGCCGAGGATTTCGGGGATCGCCGTGGTCGTGCCGCCTGTGACCTGTTCCGGGGCCGTGGTGGCCGTGGCGCTGGGGACGGCGGAAAACCCACGCATGGTCGGGAACCCGTTGATGAGCGCCTTTGCGCCGGGGTTGTTGAGCGACGGCTGGTCTGGCAGCCACTGGCCGAAATCAACAGGCACTAGAACACCGCCTGTTCGTTGCGGCGGCGCACCTGCAGGTCCGCGTTGCCGTACCGCTGCTTGTCGCTGTCGCGGTCAATTTCAGCGAGGCAGCGGGTAAACTGTGCGTCGTGGTAGACGCTACGCTGTTCGTCCTGCAGAAAGTCGAACGCCTGCTTCAGCGTGCCGTGCAGGTAGCAGTCGCCGTGGCGGGTCAGTAGCGTGTTGCTGGTTGCCGTGTCGGACAGCTGCGCGACGCCTTCGTTGTAGATGAGTTCCAGCGTCAGGTCTGCGGTCGGTACGGCGGCGAGCTTAATGTTGTTCGCGACGATAGTGTAGAACTCGGTCGCGGACTGCCCAGCGTCGCGGATACGAACATCGTATTGCGCTGGCGTCAGATACGACAGGTTAGTCCGTACCCCGTCCACGATTTTCGCAACTTCGCGGATACTGCGCAGGTCCGTGGGCAGCGCGGTAGTGGTGGCGTTTGCGGTCACGGCAAGCTGGGTCGTGGTTTCCAGCAGAGCAATGTCTAGTTCGCGCGACATCCGCTGTTCTGCGAGACGGACAAACGTCTTGATTTGCGTGCTTAGATCGTCGCGTGCGAGGAAGTCCGCAACGAACGACTGCAGTTCGCTGTACGTGTTCATACGCTACCCTCCGAGGTACGAAACACGCGGTTGTCGTAGTCGTTCAACCAGCGCTTCCACCATGTCGGGTTTTGCTGCGGCGTACCGTGCTTGCCCACCAGGTCGTAGTAAAGGTTTGCTGGTATGTCGGCGACTTCCTTCAGATGCGCCTGCGTGTTGCCGATCAGCGAGCCTTTGCGGTCAGCGTTCCGCTGGGTCCGGTTTTTG